GGGCTGCGATCGCAAGCACAAGGGCCGCGGCCTCTGCGACAGCCACCGCAACCTCAAGAAGTACTACGCCAGGAACCCTGGGGCGCGTCCCAACGTACGCACCACAGGAATTCCCAAATCGCAGCGAACATGCGAGCGCGACGGCTGCAACGCGAAGTACTACTCAACTGGCCTTTGCCAGCCTCACTACGTCGCTAAGCGCAGGGCGGAAGCGCTTCCGTGCTCGGTGGAGGGCTGCGACCGTAAGGCGCACGCCGCAGGCATCTGCATCACGCACTACACGCGACGTCGTGACCGGGGAACGTTCGAACCTCCCTCGCAACTTCGTGTGCGAGGTGGGGGGTTGCCCATTTACCGACGCATTGTCCGTGACGGGTACGTCGAAGTTGGCCGTCAGGCCGAACACCGCATGGTCATGAGCCAGATCCTCGGCCGCGAACTCGACCCCCGCGAGAACGTGCACCACATCAACGGCGTCCGCTCCGACAACCGACCCGAGAACCTGGAGCTGTGGGTGAAGCCGCAACCGGCGGGCCAGCGGGTGACCGACCTGGTGGCCTGGGTACTCGACCACTACGCCGAGGATGTCGCAAAAGGCATGGCCGAACGAGGCCTTCTCTAGTGGCCGGCAAGGTCGAGGCAGCCCTTGACGCAGACCTCCGTCGCCTCGCTTCCCTCGGTGCGCCTTTCTCGGCCACGCTCTCGGCCGCCGCACTCGCCCTGGCGAGGTCACTAGACTCTGGCCCTGAGAACACCACCGCCGGCGTCGCCAAGGAACTCCGGGCCACGCTCGAAAAGCTGCAGGAGGGCGCCAGTGACCGCTCTGGCCCTGACCTCTCCGGGCTCAGCGAGCCAGGGTTGCCCGCCGGCACACACGGGGGTGCCGGACCTGACGTGCCTGCCACGGTGGGGGACCCCGCGCCGTTCTGAGCGGCCCACCTACGGCGGCAAGGTGGCCGAGGTCGCGGCCATGATCGGCAAGCCCCTGATGCCCTGGCAGCGTTACGTGGTCGACGTGGCGCTGGAGATCGACCCGGCGAGCGGCCGGCTGGCCTACCGCGAGGTCGTCGTCACGGTCCCGCGCCAGTCGGGCAAGACGACGCTGATTCTGCCGCTGCATTCGTGGCGCGCGCTGGCGTTCCCGGCGATCACCGGCCAGGCGCAGCGCATCATGTACGGCGCTCAGTCCGGCGTCGAAGCGCTGGAGAAGTGGGAGGACGAACATCTGCCGCTGCTGAACAACTCGGTGCTCTCCGACCAGTACACGGTGCGCAAGGCCAACGGCCGCCAGGCGATCCTGTGGAACAACGGCTCGATTCAAGGTCTGCTGGCGGGTACCGAGAAGGCCGGTCACGGCAAGACGCTGGACCTGGGTATCCAAGACGAGGCGTTCGCGCTGGTCGACGGCCGTGCCGAGCAGTCGATCAAGCCGGCCATGATCACCCGGACGTCCCCGCAGTACTGGATCACCTCGACGGCGGGCACGGCGAAGAGCCTGTATCTGCTGGACAAGAACGACGTCGGCCGCACAGCTGTGGAAAACGGTGTGGATACCGGCCTGGCGTACTTCGAGTGGCGTGCCGACCTCGACGCGGACCCTGCCGACCCGGCGACCTGGTTCTCGTGCATGCCCTCGCTCGGCGTCCTGCCGAACGTCACGGTCGAGGTGATCCGCGCCGAGTACCTGTCGATGAAGAAGGCCGAGTTCCGGCGCGCGTACCTGAACATCGCCGACACCGAGACCGAGCTTGAGAGCATCATCCCGGAGGATCGCTGGCGCGCGTCCCTGGATCCGACGTCGGTGGTGGATCACTCGCGCCGGGTCGCGATCGCGGTCGACACGAACCCTGAGCGCTCGGCCACGTCGATCGCGATCGCCGGCTGGCGCGTCGACGGCCGTGCGCACGTCGAGATCATCGACCACCGGCCCGGTACCGGGTGGGTACCGCAGCGCATCCGGGAGCTGAAAGCCCGCTGGAATCCGGTGGCGGTCGTCATCGACCCGGCCGGCCCGGCGGCGAGCGTCATTCCGGACCTGGAGCAAGTCACCGCGGCCGGCAAGACGCCGTTCGAGGTGATCAAGCCGAACGTCCGGGAGGCCGCGCAGGCGGCCGGGGACTTCTACGACGGCATCATGGAACGTGACGACGTCCGTCATACCGGGCAGATTCAACTGGACACCGCGGTAGCCGCCGCGCAGAAACGACCGTTGGGAGACGCATGGGCATGGGCGCGCGCCTCCACGTCGTCGGACATCAGTCCCCTCGTCGCCGTCACCCTCGCTCGGTGGGCGAGCGTGAAGTGGGGAGCGCTGCGCAGCAACCGGCTGGTGGACAACCTCTGGTGACCCGCGACCTGGTGACCACGCTGCTGGAGTTGCTCGGCCTGGTGCTCGTGGTCGCCGGCGTCTGGCAGATCTACCGGCCCGCCGCGTGGATCACCGCCGGCGCCGGCCTGGTTGCGATCGGGATTTTCGCCGGCCGGCCGCCTGAGGTCGTCGAAGTGAGGAAACCCGGATGACGGAGCTTTGGGCGCAGATGCTCAACCGGCACGGGGCTGCCGCGATCCCACCGCCGACCAGCAGCACTCCGCCACCACCCCCACCGCCGGCGAGTGGAGCGAAGGTGCGTAAGCGGTGAGTCTGTTCTCGCGTCGCCGCGTCGTCGAGACCCGCGCGATCGGCGACCCGTTCGCGGTGGGCTCCAGCTCGACCAGCATCCGCGGTGACGTCGAACACGTCGCGCTGCGTCTGGCCGCGGTGTACGGCTCGGTGCGGCTGATCGCGGACAACGTCTCCACGCTGCCGTTCGAGGCGTACCGGCAGACCGGTGACATTCACACCAAGATGCCGAGCCAGCCGACGCTACTCACGACGCCGAGCATCCACGGGTCGATCATCGACTGGTACTTCCGGCTCACCACGTCGCTCGCGCTGCGCGGCAACGCCTACGGCCTGCCGCTCTCCCGCGACGCCGCCGGCCGGGTGTCGGCGGTCGAATGGCTCTCCCCGGACGACGTCGACCTGGAAAACGACGACGTCACCGCCGGCCCTCCGCAGTGGCGCTGGCGCGGGCGCCCGGTGGATGACCTGATCCACGTGCCCCTGTTCGTCCTGCCGGGGCGCATCCGCGGACTGTCACCGATCGGCGCGTTCAAAACCCTCATCGAACAGGGACTCTCGGCCGAGGCGTACGGCGCGGACTGGTTCGCCAACGGCTCGATCCCCTCGGGCATGATCACCAACGACACAGGCGAGTTCGTTGGTGAAGAAGAAGCGAAGATCGTCAAGCGCCGGTTCAAGGAGAGCGCGGCCGGCCGGGACGTCGTCGCGATGGGTGGTGCCTGGAAGTACACCCCGCTGACGATCCCGCCGAACGAATCCCAGTTCTTGGAAACGATCAAGGCCAACGCGACCCAAGTGGCCGTGATCTTCGGTGTGCCGCCCGGCAAAGTCGGAGGTAACCCCGGCGGGAGCCTCACGTACGCGACCACCGAGATGGAAGGCATCGACCTCTCCACCTTCACGCTGCGCCCGTACGTGGTGCGCATCGAAACGATGCTGACCGGTCTGCTGCCGCGCCCCCAGGTTGTGCGCGCCGACATGGATGCCCTGCAGCGCGGCTCCACCATCGACCGCTACAACGCCGCGGCGATCGCCATCACCAACGGCTGGCTCTCGCGCAACGAGATCCGCCGCGCCGAGAACCTGCCACCCATCGACGGTGGCGACGAATACGTCAACCCCGCCGAGAAGGCCGCGCCCGCGGACTCGCCCGGCGCGTTCGAGCCCCAGCCGACGACCGGAAAGGCGCAAGGTGACAGCCCACTCGACTGAGCGCCGATACACCAAAGGCGTCGTTGAACTACGCGAAGCGCCCGTAGGCAGCGACTTCCCCGTCATCCACGGGACCGCGCTGCGCTTCAACAAGCTCTCCCAGAACCTCGGCGGGTTCGTGGAGCGCGTCAACCCCTCGGCGCTGCGCAAAACCCTCGCCGACGGCGGCGACGTCGTCTGCCGCATGCACCACGACGACCGGTACCTACTCGGCCGCACCTCCGCCAACACCCTGCGCCTGAACCCCACCGGGGAAGGCCTCGACTACGAAGCGGACAGCCCCGGGACCAGCTGGGCGCGGGACCTGGAGATCCAGCTCCGACGTCGCGACGTGCGGCACTCGTCGTTCGCCTTCCGCACCGTGGGCGACGGTGGCGACGACTGGTCACTAACCGACAACGGCTTCCCGCTACGGACCTTGCTGGAACTCCAGCTCATCGACACCGCGCCAGTAGTAAACCCGGCGTACCTCGATACCTCTTCCTCGGTGCGTAGTTTGGCCGACCGACTCGACGCGGACCCGGCCGAGGTCGCCGAGATGCTACGTACCGGCGCGATCCGCAAGGCACTGCAGGTCGCGCCAACCGTCGTCGACCTCGGTGGTGAGAACTTCGTCCCGAAGACCGAGCCCCGGAAGTTCAACCCGCGTCAGCCGCGAGGCAATGACGGCAAGTGGTCGGACCTGCCCGGCGGCGGCGGCGGTGGCCTTGATGACCTTCTCGGCGACGACGCGGGGCCGAAGTTCAAGGCGGACGTCACCGCCCGGGCCGGCAGCGGGAAGGTCGGCATCGCCTCGCGGGAGGACGGTGGCGCGGACCTCGGCCTGCGTTACGGCGACGACCCTGACGTCGCGGTGGTGAGCCTGTCCCCCGGCGACGTCGACGACCTTGACGCTCACCTGACGTGGGTCACGGGCGAGCTGAGCAAACAGCAGAAGAAGGCCGACGCCTGGGATGACGAGTCCGCGGCGGACCCGGAGCACAACAAGATGCGGGACGCGATCGACGCGAAGCTGGCCGCGGCGAAGAAGTTCCCGCTGGGCCACCCCGACCGGGCGCGGCTGCAGGCTGAGTCGTTCGACCTGCCGCAGGTCCCCAGCAACCCGCACGAGAAGGTGTTGGGCGAGTCGGTGGCCTCGTTCGGTGGTCTGCATTTCTCGGCCGAGCTGACCGAGGCCGGTCCGCGGGTCACGATGTCCGACCGGCGGATCAGCGCCGACACCTCCGACACCGAAGCCCTGGTGATGAGTCCGCGCCAGGCGACCACGCTGGTGGCGAAGATCAAGGCCATTACGGGCGCCCCTGAGCGCTCCCTCCCTACTTCCGGCGGCGAGCGGCCGAGCGCCCCTCACCTTTCGTCGTCGGCCCGTGCGCGTGAGCTGGCTCTGCTGGCAAAGCGCGCGCCTCTGTGAGTTCGGGCGACACCCACTCACGTCATCCGGTCACTACTCACCGAGGACAGAGAATGGAAATCAGTCAGATCAAGGCTCTGCAGGAGCAGCGCGCGAACCTCTGGGGCCAGGCGAAGGCTCTGCACGAGGCCGCGACCGCCGAGAACCGCGAGTTCAACGGCGAAGAGCAGGCGTCCTGGACGAAGCTCAACGAGCAGATGGACGTCATCGACAAGCGCGCGAAGGAACTGGCGGACGTCCACCAGCGCAACCTGGACGCGCAGGCCGCGTTCGGCAAGCTGCTGGACACCCCGGAGGTCCCGGGTCGGCGTGAGGAGCGCTCGACGCCGTCGTTCGCGGCGGAGTTCCGCGCGTTCGCCCGCGGCGAGAAGGGCCGGGCCATCGAGGTCAAGCCGGACCGCAACGACCCGGACACCCGGACGTTCGCTGAGGTCCGTGCGCTGTCGAAGCTGACGGCCGCGGCGGGCGCGAACACGGTCAAGACCTCGTTCTACGACCGTCTCGTGGCGCACCTGATCGAGGTGTCGGGCATCCTCAAGGCCGGCCCGACGGTGCTGAACACCAGCACGGGCGAGACGATCCAGATTCCGATCACCACCGCGCACTCCAGCGGCGCGCTGGTCGCGGAGGCCGCGACGATCCCGACGTCCGAGCCGACGTTCGGGCAGCGGTCGCTGGGCGCGTACAAGTACGGCGCGCTGATGCAGGTGTCCACCGAGCTGGTCAACGACACCTCCGTCGACCTGGAGGGCTACCTGGCGATGCAGGCGGGCCGCGCGGTCGGCAACGCGTTCGGCACGCACCTGATCACCGGTACCGGATCCTCGCAGCCCTCGGGCATCATCACCACCGCGACGGCCGGCGTGACCGGTGGCACGGGTGTCGCGGGCGCGCCGACGGCCGACAACCTGATCGACCTGTACTACTCGGTCATCTCGCCGTACCGGGACTCGCCGAACGCGGCGTGGATCATGCGCGACGCCACGATCGCGACGCTGCGCAAGATGAAGGACACCACCGGCCAGTACCTGTGGCAGCCCTCGCTGTCGATCGGCAGTCCGGACACGTTCCTCGGTAAGCCGATCTACACCGACCCGAACGTGGCCGCGGTCGCGACGTCGGCGGTGTCGATCGCGTTCGGCGACATGAGCCAGTACTTCGTGCGCATGGTCGACGGGGTCCGGTTCGAGCGCTCGGATGACTTCGCGTTCAGCACCGACCTCATCACGTTCCGCTGCCTCATCCGGGGTGACGGGATCCTCGCCGACCAGACGGGCGCGGTGAAGAAGTTCACCGGCGCAGCGTCCTGACCACCAGCGGAAACACGAGAAATCGGCCGCTACAGGCCAGGAAGGATGCACCGTGAAGGTCATTCTGAACACCCAGATCACCGGCTTCCGGGCCGACGCGGACGGCAACTACACCGATTGGCCCGGTCGCGGCCAGGAGGTCGACCTGTCCGACGCCGAAGCGGTCGCCATGCTCGTGGCGGGCACCGCGTCCCCGGTCGGTGACCAGACGCTGCAGGAAGCCCTGGACTCCGCCGAGGTCACCGACCTCTCCGGCATCCCGGTCAGCCTCGACAGCGTCCCCGGGCCGATCGACGAGACCGCGCCGGAAGGCGTCCGGGTCCCGAAGCCCAACGGCGAGTACCGGGAAATCTCCAGCACCGAGCGCCTGGAGCCCGAAGACCACGACCGGACCGACCTCAACGTCGTCGACGAGACGTCGGGCCCCGTGATCTTCCCCGACCAGTCCGCGCCGTCCGGGCCGAACGCCACCGCCAACAAGTCGTCCGGCCTCAAGCCGGCCAAGGCGGGCGCGGCCAACAAGGTCGGCCAGGGCAACGTCCCCGTCGCGAAGGCGGGTCGCGGCAACGTCGCGGCCGACGCCAAGAGCACCGAGAAGTGACGGGAGCGGAGGTCAGTGGCTAACGAATACGCGACGGTCGCTGACCTCCGCGCCCAACTCGGCGACACCGAAAGCCGTGCCGACAGTGCTCAACTACAGCGCCTGCTCACCGTCGCCTCACGCGACGTCGACCGGTATACGGGCCGGAAATTCTGGCTCGACGCGACCCCGACGACGCGGCTCTACACCGTCACCGACCCCGACGACGACGGCCGGATGCTCATCGACGACATCGGTTCCCGCTCGGGCCTTCTCGTCGGCGCCGGTTTGGACGGGGTCACCTACGACCCGATCGATACCGCCGAGTTCGAGTTGCACCCCCTGAACTCGGACCTCACCGACCCGGACGCGTACGCCTGGTGGTGGCTGGCGGAGTCCGCGGCGGTGTGGTCGGGTGGGTACGGCTCCTGGCTGTGGAACCACCGTGTGCGGATCACGGCGCGGTGGGGCTGGTCGGCCCCGCCGGCCGCGGTCGTCGAAGCGACACTGCTGCGCGCGACGAACCTGTACAAGCGCAAGGACGCTCCGTTTGGGGTGGCCGGCTTCGACGGGTTCGGGAGCGTGCGCGTACGCGCTGATCCTGACTTCACGGCGCTGTTGGCCCCGTACAAGCGGGCGGTGAGCATCGGGTGAGGGATCTTCTGCTGCTTCTACGGTTCCGTCTCGGCTTCCGGCTGACGCCCCGCGAGACGGTGTATCTCATCACCAAGTACCGGCTGGACGGCTAATGGCGAGCCTCAAGCAGATCCGCGCCGGGATTGCGACGGTGCTCAAGAACGTCGATACCCGGCTCACCTGTTATCCGTACTTTGGCGGCACCATCCACTTGCCGGCCGCGGTTCTCATGCCCCAGGACGCCGATCTGCAGATCACGTTCAACCTGTCGACGGTGACGTGGCCGTTGCGTCTGTACGTGGTGACCTCGGGCACGGTCGCCGAGTTCGGGCAGGTCGACCTGGACGAATACATCGACGTCAACGGCTCCAAGTCGATTCCGTGGGCGCTCAACGGTGAGGACCTCGACCTGCCCGGAACGCAGGTGGTCGTTGACAGCGTCACCGACTACGGGACGTTGGAAGCCCTCGGTATGGACCACATCTCAGCCACGCTCAATCTGACCGTGCACACCCCAGGAAGGTAAGACCATGGCGGAACTTCGGTACAAGGTGTGCGGCCCGCTGCCGTTCGCGGGTCAGCTGGCCGGCGCGATCGTGAAGGTCGACGACACGCAGGTGGATCCGTACGGCCGGGTCAAGGTTGTCGACCCCGACGGCGACCAGTGGGTCAACCTCCAGGCTTCGGTCGCCGGGGGCACGTTGGAGCCCCAGTCGAAGGACGCGACCGCGCTGGCCGAGACGCCGGTTCCGCTGGCGACCACGGTGGACCCGGCCGCCGAGGTGCGCACGCAGAATGGCTAAGTTCGCGTGGACGAACGCTTCGGTGTGGGGCGGTGGGTTCGACTACTCCGGCCAGTCCAACTCGATCGCGGTCACCACCGAGGTCACCACGCTGGACGTGACGACGTTCGGGTCCGGTGGGTGGCAGGAGAACATCGGCGGGTTGAAGTCGTACACGATGGAGATGTCCGGCTTCTGGGAGTCCGGTACTGGCACCACCGCTGTCGACCCGTACACGTTCGCGCAGCTGGGCCAGACGCAGCAGCTGTTCTTTGTCGCGCCCGGCACGGTCGCCGGGCAGGTCGGCTACGCGTTCAACGGGATGGACTCCACCTACCAGCTCGGTGGCGAGGTCGGCACCGCGGCCCCGTTCACCATCAACGGTGTCGCGACCACCCCGTGGCCGGAGGTCCGCGGGCAGATAGCCGCCGCCAAGGGCTCGGTTTCGGCGACGGGCGCCCTCGGCAGCGTCCTCACCCTCGGGGCGGCCGGCACGGGCCAGCGGCTCTACGCCGGCGTGCACGTCTTCTCGCCCGGCACCACGGTCACCGTCCAGGTGCAGTCGGCCTCGACGGTGGGCTTCGCGTCCCCGACGACCCGGGCCACGTTCCCGGCGATCACCGCGCAGGGCGGAACGTGGCTGACCCCGGTTGACGGTCCGATCACCGACCAGTACTTCCGTCTGAACGTCTCGGCTATCACCGGCACGTTCGTGCTGGGTGCCTGGATCGCAGTGCAGTGACAACCACAGGAGGAAACCGTGGCTAAGCAGGCCATTCTCGCTGGATACCTGGCTCTGAACGCCACGGACATCTCCAGCTACACCCGCAACGCGTCGCTGAACATCGAGGTCAACGCGCTCGACGCGACGACGTTCGGGTCCAACGGGTGGATGGAAAACCTGGGCGGCATCAAGAACGGCACCCTGGAGTTTGGTGCGCTCAACGACGTCGCCGCGTCCGCGATCGACTCGGTCCTGTGGCCGCTGCTGGGAACGGTGGTGACGTTCGAAATCCGGCTCAACTCGAGCACGGTGTCGACGTCCAACCCGAAGTACACGGGTTCGGTGCTGATCGCCGGCCACAACATCGGCGGTGAGGTGGGTGCCCTGGCCGGCCTCGACCTGTCGTTCCCGACCACGGGCGCGATCGCGCGCGCGACCGCCTGAGCCATGCCGGCCGGGGTGCAGGTCACCGTCAGGGGCGGCAACGCGGCGCACGCGTTGGCGAAGCGGCTGAAGGCGCTCAACGACAAGGACCTGCAGAAGGAACTCTCGCGGGGCGTCGCGAAAGCCATGCGGCCGGCCGCCAAAGAGGTAAAGGCGTCGGTGCCGGAATACATGCCGAGCGGCTACGCGCCGACGCTGACCAAAGCCCTGTCGCTGCGCACATCGAACCTGGCGTCCGGACTGCGCATCACCGGCACGGCCAAGGGCAACCCGCGGCCGCGGAAGGTCGGTGACCTGAATAAGGGCCGGTTGCGTCACCCGCTGTGGGGCAACCGGGAGCGCTGGTACACCCAGACGGTCCGGCCGCGGTTCTTCGATGAGCCACTGGAGAGGCAAGGCACGGCGGTGCGGACGGAACTGGATAAAGTCCTGGCAGGGGTGGCCGCGAAGATCCGCGGCTGACCATTGACAGGAGGCTGGCCAGTGGCGCGCATCATCCGATTCCGGCTGTGTGACGAGGACCGGGCGCAGTACGGCGGCGAGGAGTGGGTGCCGTTCGACGTCGAGAAGTTCAACCGTCTGCGCGCGCGGGAGCTGGAGGGCTTCGAGGCGCAGACGGGTGTCCCTCTGCGGGTGGTGGAAGAAACGCTCGCCGGGGAGGCCACGGCGCGGGGCGTTCGTGCGTTGGTGTGGATCGCGCGGAGCATGGGTGGGCTTCGTACCCCGTTCGGCGACTTCGACATCCACACTCGTCTGGTGCAGATCAAGGTCGATGCGGACGGGGGTCCGGAGGCCGAGCGCCCTTTGGACGGTTCGTCGTCCACCTCCGAGACGATGCCGGACACGACGTCAGCCTGAACGACTTCCTGACGGCGGTCGCGCCCGCGCTCTCACGTGCGTACGGGCTGCATCCGTGGGACCTGCGTCGTATGACGATCGCGGAACTTGAGTCATACCGTGCTGACCTCATGGGCCGGCCGAGAGAGGGGCACGGTGGCTGAGAAGCTGGTTTTCGACGTCCTGGCCCGGGCCAGTGGCACGGCCGACGTCCGCAAACTCGGCGACGCCATCGACGACGTCGGCAAGAGGGTCGACGACCTCGGCAAGAAGTCGGCCGGCGACGGGTCGGGTTTCTTCTCGAAGTTCACGGCCGGCGCCAAGAAAGCCGCGGACTCGGTCGGCACCACCTTCACCAAGATGTCGGCCGACCTGGAGAAGCACGGCCGTCAGGGTGGCGACAGTTTCGCCGCTGGCCTGACGGCCGGCTTCACGGGTGTGTTCGGCAAGATCGGCGCGGCCCTCACCGATGTCCAGGCGGGATTCTCTGCCGGCTGGAGCGGTACGGGCGAGCGTGCGGCCCGCGAGTTCGTCGAGTCGTTCACGCGGGACGCCGAAGGGCGGCTACGTGACTCCAAGGGGCGGTTCGTCTCGGCTGCGTCCGATACGTATAAGGCCTACACGGATGCACTGTCGAAGATGTCCGACGGTGGCGGCAATACGACCAAGCTAGGGTTCTTCGGTCGCCTCGCCGAGCAAGCTGCGTCCGCCGGCGTAAGCATCGCCGGGGAACTGTCGAAGGGTCTGTCCAAGTCGCTGGCGGACGTCGGCCCGATCGCCCCCGTGCTGTTCGGTGCGCTGATCGGTGCGGCCCCGATCGCGGGCGCCACCATCGGCGGGCTGATCGTCGCCGGCATCTCGGCCGCCGGTATCGGTGCGGGTATCGCGCTGGCGTTCCGGGACCCGGTGATCAAGGCCGAAGCCGGCGCTCTCGGCAAGACGGTGCTCGACGGACTGTCGAAGGCCGCGGACGGGTTCAAGCCGGCGTTGCAGGCGTCTTTCGCGACGCTCGGCGAGGGCTTCCAGAAGGCACTGCCTGATCTGCGAACGTTTTTCACGAACTTGCAGGGCTCGGTGGAGCCGATCGCCGAGTCGCTGTCGCGCATGGGCCAGGCACTCTCGTCCGGGCTGGCCGACGCCACCCGCGAGGCCGGCCCCGTGCTGGAGGCCACGTTCGAGGGTCTGGAGGCCATCGTCACGTCGCTCTCCGACGGGTTCGCGGCCCTCGGCGACAACGGTGCGGAGGCCGCGACCGCCATTTCGTTCACCTTCAAAACGATTGCGCTGGTCGTCGGGGAGGCACTGGCCACCGTCGACTTGTTCCTGGACGCGTTCGGGTTGCTGGCCTCGTCGGGTGTCCTCGGCCCCGGGATCGCGGCGGAGTGGACCCGGTACAAGGCCGAGGTCGAAGGCGGGTCGCAGGCGCTGGACTCGGTGAAGACCTCCGCCGAGGGCGCGAAGGCCGCGATGCAGGCCGTTCAGGACGAGATGCTGGCGCAGATCGACCCGGCGTTCAACCTGTGGAAGCAGACCAACGACCTCGCGGACGCGCGCACGAAGCTCTCCGAGGCCGAGCAGAAGTATGGCGCGAACTCCTCACAGGCGCGGGAAGCGGCTGCCGGCCTGGCGAAGCAGGCACTCGAACTCACCGCCGCCTACGGCGACATGGCTACGCAGGTAGACGGAACGCTCAACCCGGCGCTGCGTCGCCAGCTGCAGGAACTCGGCCTGCAGCCCGCCGAGATCAAGGCCATTGAGAACTCGATCATGCAGGCGAAGGCCGCGGGCGACAAGTGGGCCGCAGGCAAGTACCAGAACGAAGTGAAGTTGATCAACGCCGACTTCGTGATCGGGAAGATCGGCGCGATCGCGGGCGCCATCCGGGCGATTCCGTCGACGAAGACCGTCACCGTGAACGCGGTCGGGTCGGGCTTGGCGCTGGCCCGCGCCGAGGGCGGCATTGACCTGAAAATGGCCAAGGGTGGAATTACCAGCCACTTCGTGACCAGCCCCACCGTGCTCTACGGCGAACGCGGCGACGAGGCGTACATCGCGAAAAACGCCAGCAAAGACCGGTCCCGGGCCATCGTCGAACAGGTCGCCGAGAAGTGGCTTGGCGGGCACGTGTCGTGGGCCGACGGCCGCGGCGCCAGCGGTGCGTCGCCGGCCGGCACGATGAACGCCGGCGTTGGCGGAGGCGGCGGGACCGACACGGCGCTCCTGGTGGCCATCGCGCGCCTGCAGACCGCGGTGGAGTCCTCTCGCGGCGGCGACGTGTACCTTGACGGCCGGCGGGTCGGCGCGATCCAGGGCCGGGAAACCGACCTCTACGAACGGGCGGGGTAGTGGCTGATCAGATCGGGTTCGTTGATCAAATCTCGTCGTCCCCGACGGTCCGCCTCAACCTCTCCGACGGGGTCACGTGGCGGGTCGCGCTCGACCAGACCGACCTGTCCCCGCCGAAGCTCAAGCGGGCCAGCTACGGCAACTTCATCTCCGACGGAGAGTTCGTCGCCGCGTCCACCTACGTCGACCGGACCGTCATCCTCGGCCTGATCCTCACCACCACCAACACCAACCAGACGGCACTGCAGAATCAGCTGCTGGCCCGCGAACTCGACCGAGCCACGAACCTCCTGCGGTGGTGGCCCGACGGAGCCACCAACCCCGTGTTTTTCGAGACGAAGCGCTCGGACTACGACCAGATCCAGCAGATCCTGTCCGGGTCGACAATCGCCGGCGTGCACCGCATCCGGATCAGCCTGCGAGCCAAGCCGTTCGCCCTCGGACTCAAAGAAGTCCTGACGCCCGTCGCGGTGTCCAACAACCCGGCCACCGGTTGCTACTTCGACGTGACCGCGCCGAAGGGCGACGTCGAAACCCCGCTGTACCTCTCGTTCCCGGCCTCCAGCGTGATCGCCGCCGGCCGCAAACAGACCGTGCTGGCCGTGCGGCGCCGTGGCACCCCGTCGGCGATGCCTTGGATTCTGCAGGCCGAGAGCATGACGCTCGGCTCGAACACGACGCTGCCCGGCAGTGACGCCACCGCGTCCGGGTCCGGCTCGAACTACGCACGCTCCACGTCGCTCACGTCCTCCTTCTCGACGCGTCTTTCTGGGACGTTCGGCCCGACGCCCACCATCGACGCGCGCGGGAAGTACCGGATCTACGCGCGGGTCCGTAAGACCAACGGCACGGGCGAAGTGCGGGTCCGTCTGGCCTTCTCGCCGGACGGCACCAACGAGTACATCCCTGACAGCGTTGGTGTGGTGCTCCCGTTCAACACCCAGTGGCGCTGGGCCGACCTCGGGGTGATCCAGATTCCGATGGGGGACGACCCGCTGACCGATGGCCCGGGCGGTGCCGAGTACACCGCCGCCGGGTACCAGTTGCGTATCCAGTACTCGCTGACTGCGTTCTCGTCGAACATCGACTGCGACTGCATCGTGGGGATGCCGGCCGACGACCGGCTGACCCGCATCCTGTGGCCCGGGACGTCGGGCGCGACCACGATGGTGCTCGACTCGAGCGCGCGCCCGAAGGTTTACGGACTAGGTTCGTCCGGTGAGGTGTACTCGACGCAGATCCGCGCGCTGGATTCCGCGCCCGGGCCGGTGGTGACGCCGGGTGCGTACAACCGCATCTGGATGCTCGACGACGTCGGCGGCACCTCCAGCGCGGGTCACGTGCTGGCCAACTCGACTACGGTCACGCCGTACTACTGGCCGAGGTACCTGGCGATGCGTCCGTCGACCACCTGACGCGGCACTGTGGACGATGCCACCCTGGTGTCATGGAAATGGCCGAAGCCACAGAGATGATGATGCCGCGGGACCCGGTAATGATCGCCCGGGACGTTCCGCAGGTCTCGACGATGCTGCCGATCACCGACACCGTCGAGGCGTACAAAACCACCCTCATCCTGGGGGTAGACCTAGGTCTGCTGCGCATCCTGGTCGCCGGTGATGGCACGATCACGATTCAAATCCTGTAGGAGGACTGAGTGGGTACCAGCCGTAGCGCGATCTGGGACGAGGCGAACGTGGCACTGGGTAAAGGCACGGCGGATCATGTGGGCTTCGTCGGCATCGTCACCGTGGAACTCCGCGGCCCCGACGGCGAGCTGAAAGGCTTCTTCGAAGGTCACAACCTCGTCACGCAGGTCGGTGACCAGTACTACGGCGAGCGCGCGGCCGCGATCTCCGGTGCACCCGCGGTCATCACCGGCATGAAGCTGGGGACCGGCTCGACGGCGGTCGCGAAGACCGGTGCCGGCGCGGCCCTGGTGACGTACCTGTCTGGCAGCAACAAGGCTCTCGACGGCGGTTACCCCACCTCCAGCCTGCAGTCGGGATCCCGGCAGATCACCTACCGGCGTACCTACGCAGCGGGCGAAGCGACTACGGCGAGCGCGATCACTGAGGCCGTTCTGGTGAACGACACCATCACCACCGACGCCACGTCGGTTGCGGCGAACACGATCTCCCGCGTGATCGTGGCAGGCGTCGGTAGTAAGGGCGCTTCGGACACCCTGACCGTGACGTGGAACCACCTACTGACGGGGGCATGATGCGTCGCGTCGGGATGGTTCCCTGCGCTCTTGCGGTGGCACTGCTCTTACCGCAATGAGCCGTACGGAGCGTTCCCGCCTGCACTCGGAACGGGTTGGATTACCGGCGTCCGGGCGGACCGGTCTGGCACGCTGTACGTCTGGGTGGTCTGCACGGTTTAGCCCCGCCCGTCCCATCTAACAGTCGAACAGGGGATAGCCCGTGGCGGGTGCATTCGTCAGAGCGAACACGGGTACGGCGAACACCGCGAACCCAACGGCGAACGCCTGGGCTGCAGCACTGACCGTCGGGCACCACATCATCCTGACCCTGGTCACGGACTCCGGTGTCACCAACGGCACGAAGTACGTCACGAACGTCACCGGTGGTGGCGTCACAACGTGGAACTTCGCGTACGCGCAGACCGACGGGCAGGGTTCAACCACCGAGATTTGGTGGGGTCAGGTCACCTCAGCGGTGACAACTGGCTTCAGCATGACCTACAGCCTGGCCGGGTCGTCGCGAATCGTCTGGGCCGCGCAACAGGTCAGCGGGCTGGCCGCGTCCCCGTACGACAAGGCCAGCGCGGTCACCTCCGGCACGTCGACCACGCCGCTGTCCGGATCCACCGGCACTCTGACGCAGGCCGATAGCTACATCGTCGGCCACGTCGCCTGGATCACCGGCACCGCGACGCTCACCGCCGGTTCCGGGTACAGCAACGCCAGCTCCAACGGCTCAGCCACCACCGCCCGATTCGGTGGCCAGGAGTCGAAGGTTGTCGCGGCCACCACCGCGCAGACCGCCGGCTTCACGCTCTCCACCTCGCGCGGGTGGGGCTGCATCGCGTCCGCGTGGAAGGCCGCGGTCGCCGCCAACAACTACACCGCCACCCCATCGGACAACGTCGGCATCACCGACAACGCGGCCGGCGGCTGGGGCTCGGTCAACCAGGTCGTCGACAACTTCGACGACGGGGTCATCGGACCGCAGTGGGTGGAGGCGTACAACGCCAGCGAGACCGGCGGCCGGATCAGGCTCGGCCTGTCCGCGGACAACGCCTACGCCGGTCTGCCCGGGCGTAAGTACTTCACGGGCGTCGGCGCGGCCACCTACGTCACCTGGCAGACGCTTCCGGCCGCGAGCACCTCCACCGAGGTCTACGCCCGCCACATGCACTGGTCGGCCACCGCGGGCACAGGCCTGGGCTTCGACTATTCGAAGCAGGCCGGCGTGATGACCGCCCGTGCGGTGTCGTTCGTCGGCTACTTCGACGCCGCGCCCGTGACGTTCACGCTCACCGCCGGGATGACCACCGGCATCAGCGAGACCGGTGGCACCGTCACCCTGTGGTCATCCACGGACGGCGGAAACACCAAAACCACCGTCCGGACCCTCACCACCCCGGCCTGGTACGCGCAGCTCTATCCCCAGTTGGAAGCGCACCGCTCCGCCGACGGGGTCGGTGACTTCGCCGAGTGGGACAACTTCAACACTCCGCTCGGCACCACCTACACCGCGACGCCGAGCGACAACGTCGGCATCACCGACAGCGTCACCGTGGTTCGCGGCTACGGCCAGACACCTGGTGAGAACGTCGGCATCACCGACAACGCCGCGGCGACGCAGACCAACGCGCGCGCGGCCACCGACAACGTCGGCATCACCGACAACGTCAACACCGTCATCAGTCTCGCGGCCGGCGTCCCCAACGAGCCGGTCGGCATCACCGACAACGTCGCCACGCTCTACTCCATCGGCTACCAGGCCAACCCGTCGGACCCCGTCGGCATCACGGACACGGCCACCAGCGTCCAGACCAACGCCCGGGCCGCGGCCGACAACGTCGGCATCACCGACACCAGCGCCGCGCTGCAAGCCAATCAGCGGGACCTGACCGACCCGCTCGGCATCACCGACACCGTCACGCTGGCCCGGGCGTTGGCCCCGATCTTCGACCCCGTCGGTATCACCGACACCGTCGAGACGGTCATCGACTTCGCGCCGCAACCCACCGTCGCGCCCCTGTTGGAAGGCGCCATCCCGGTCCCGCTGTCGGTGCGCCTCACGACGGCCGCCGCGGACGTCCTCCTCGTCGAAGAGATCCGTGAGGTCAGCTTCCGCTCGGTGGTGCCCGGCGGATTCGCCTCCGCCACCGTGGTGCTCGACCGCATCCCCTGGCACAAGGCCCCGGAAATCGGGATCTACGGCCGCATGTATATCTACGACACCCGGTCGGGCCAGACGGTGTGGGAAGGTCGCGTCGAGGACCCCGGTAAGAGCGTCGACGGGTCCGGGTTCGCGTGGCAGGTCACCGCCATCGGACCGTCCGCGCACGCGCGTGACGAGACGTTCGCCGGTATCTGGATCGACACCACCATCAACCACTACCAGCGCTTCGGCGGGTCGTTGAACGCCTCGACCGTCGGCACCTCCACCGACGTGTTCGAGAACGAAGGCGTGAAAGTCCAGTTCCCCACCGGAACCACCGTCACGAACGGCTCGTACGTCTCGGGTCGCTCCACCCGGTACGTCGACGCCGGCCTGGAAGTCGCGCGTGTCACCGCGTACGCCACGGGCGGTGGAACGGGCACCTGGACGATGGACATGTACATGTACGGACCGTCCGGCGCGGAGCTGGTGCAGTCGACCGGCCTGACGACCACCCCGACGTTCTTCCGGGGCCGGGTCAACGTCGAGTTCTCCGACGGGCAGACCACCCCGCACCTGCGCATGACGCGCAACACGTCGTCGACGACACCCGACGACAACGCGTTCACGCTGTGGACCGAGGTGACCGTTCGAACCAAACTCGTCGACGAGGAAGGGACGCCAGTCACCTCTTACTCATTCGATTCCGTCACCGCGTCCGAGGTGGTTCAGGACGTCGTGGGCCGGCACCTCCCGCAGTATGACGCGCTCGACGCGTTCATCGAGACCACCTCGGACGAGATCACCCAGTTGGCGTACGACTCGACGACAGCTTCCGACGTGTTCGGGGACCTGATCGCGCTGTCGGGGGACTACTACTGGGCCGCATGGGAGACGATCCCGCGGTCCGGGAAGTGGCGCTTCGAGTGGAAGTCGTGGCCCACGTGGGTGCGTTACGAGGCCGGCATCGAGGACGGCTGGGACAGTCCCGGGTCGGCGGCTGGTCTCTACAACGAGGTGTTGGTGACGTGGAAGAACGCTGCCGGGCGCGAGAAAACGACGCTGGTGACCGGGTCGGTGCCGGACCTGACGAACGCCGGCTTGACCCGCACCGCGCTGATCGACCTGGGGCAGGAGGTGGGCTCCGCGGAGGCCGCGCTGGCCGCCGGCCAGGCCTACCTGGAGCAGTCGAACCTGCCGAGCCAGAACGGCCGGCTCACGATCGCGCGCCCGATCCTGGACGCCGACTGGGGCATGATGGCCGATCCGCACATGATCCGGCCGGGGCATTTGATCCGTGTCCGAGGGGTAGACGCTAAGGCAGGTGCGCTCGACGCGGACTCACGGGACGGCAGTACGGTTTTCCGAATCATGGCGACGTCGTTCCGGGCATCTGATGGTTCGGTTGAGCTGGAGCTGGACTCCGACGCACTGTCGCAGTCCAAAGCGATCGCTCGCCTTCAGACCAGGAGGGCACGACACTGATCACGAGGGCGGACGTGAGTGGATCTAGCTACGATCATCGCGCCGACAATCTCAGCTCTGGCAACGATTGTCGTGACGGTAATCGGCCTGGTGGCAACGTCCCGTGCGCGCAAAGCGGAGAGCACGGCGAGCCAGCGGCAGACGGAAGTGGAACGGCAGAGAGAAGCAGCGGAGCGCATCCGACTGGAAGGCGAAGCGGTGAACGCTCGCAAAGATCACCTGATCAACGAACTACAGGAAGACAACGACCGTCTCCGGAGCGCACTGAGAGCGAGAGAACGGACGCGGAAGCGTCTCGATCCCGGCGCGCAGTGATGGCTCAGCGCTTCCTGTACCCACCGATTTGGGTCCTGTCGATCAGCATCGCGTTCATCGGCATGGTCGCTCTGGTCGGCATCGGCATCGGGGTGTGGAACCTGCAGAACGCCGCGGAGCAGGCCGCGAAGTCCGAAGCGGGCAAGGCGCGCGCGGAGGCGGTGTTGGAATCCCAGTGCCGCATCATCGAACTGAACCTGGTGCAGCCGGGCGACCCGCGGCCGACGACAGCCCGCGGTATCGACCTGGCCGCGAAGTACCGGGCCGAATGGGAGCGTCTAGGATGCCAGTGACCACAGGATCGTTCGAGGAACAACCCCGGTGGGCCGGCGACGGGTCGGTGGAGTTTCGGTCGTCGACGGGCACCCAGTCCAGCGGCCTGCAGGCCGAAGACACCGTGGTCGCCGAGTGTGCACCGCCGGACTACGACGAGGGCAGCGACCCGCACAACGGCCGGCTCGACAGCTCGGCGGAGGACGGGTGATCGTGGCCGTCTACGACACCCTGCGCGCGCGAGGCAACCTGTGGGGCACCTACGTCCGGCCGTCCGGGGCCGACTCCTACCCGCCGCCGGCCGGAACCCGCGTCCTGTGGGTGTTGTGTCAACCGATCCAGGACCTCGTCGACCAGGGCAAGGCACTCGGCTGGACCAACAAAGGCACCATCGGCAACGGGGCGCACCTGCAGAAGCACGGCGACCACACAGGGCATTCGGCCGGCAAGCTCGGCGGGGTCGTGTACGCCAAAGACACCTGGTGCGACCGCGCCAGCGTCAACGCTCTGCTCGAGCTGTGCCGCCGGCCAGACTACGACACCTCGTGGATCGACTTTTTCAACGCGCTCGGCGGGCAGTACAGCTACGCCGGTAAACGCGTCCGCTCCAGTGACGACCAGCACCTGCACATCTCGGTGAAGCGCGGGCAGGAAACCCGCCGGGTCACGCTGTTCACCGACATGGCCGCGGTCATGGCCGGCACGTTCGGCAAGCCCGTCCCGACCCCGTCGACACCCATCGCGCCAACGGCACAGGAGGTCAACACGATGCGGCTGGTGAAGCAGAAAGGCAAGCCGGAGGTCTACCTGACCGACGGGAAGACCCGCAAGCACGTGACCGGACCGTCGACGTCGGCGATGTACCTGAGCCTCGTCGCGGCCTGGGGCAAACCCGTCGAGGTGGAGACCCTCGACGCCTTCGGACCTGTGGAGAAATGATGGCGTCTGCCTACACGAAGTTCATCGCGTCGTTCGTTGGCGCAGTCGCTGCGGTCGTCTGGTCACTGGTCGACGACGGGGGGGTCGCCGGCGTCGCCGAGTGGTCCGCGCTCGCAGGCGGTGTCGCGCTCGCCTTCTCGACCTACATCACGCCAAACCTCACGGCCGGTATCGGCCGGTGGGCGAAGGAACTGTCCGGCGTCGTCATCGCGCTCACGGCTGCGCTACCGCCGCTGTGGCTCGACGGTCACATCGACAGCAGCGATAAGTGGGCACTCGCGTTCGTCGTCCTCGGTGCGCTTGGAGTGTTCATTCCCGCGACCGGCTACGTTCCCGCGACCAAGCCCGTCACGGAGTAGTAAGGTCCCTG